CTCAGTCAAAACAGATATTGAAGTTGGCAAATGAAGTAGAAGATTATCAACAAACTTCTATTTGGGGTTATAATATAATTGATATATTACATTCAGTTCGTAGAGCTCAGGCAATTAATTCAAACATTAAAGCAGCGGGTTTGAAATATATAACACAATTCATTAACGCTGAGGCTGAAGACCGTGTATATATTCAACACACCGATATTGGTTCTATGTACAAAAAGAAAGAAGAATATTGGTTGAATATAAAAAATGGTAATTACAAGAAAGTTGGATTAGACACAAAGGTTGATGAAATTTGTGAAAGAAGAACAGACATCTACATTAAAACAACTGGTGATAATATAGTTGAAAGATATCTTGATGATGACTTGGAAGAAACTCTGATAGTTGATAAAGAATTTAATCAAGCATCTTTCTTACTTGCGTCAATGATTCCAACAACATATGAAAGGGTTTCAACAATGGGAACCGCAACTCTTTGGAAGATGTTGATGGTTGCTTGGTCTTACAAACATGGTTTGGCAATTCCTGAAAAACAAGGAAAGACAGACTTTGTGGGTGGTTTATCACGATTACTTAAAGTTGGTTATTCTAAGAATGTATTGAAACTTGACTTTAGTTCGCTATATCCTTCAATACAACTTGTACACGACGTATTTCCAAAATGTGACGTGACAGGTGCGATGAAAGGTATGTTAAAATATTTCCGTGATACACGTATTCTTTATAAGGAACTTGCAGAAAAGTATGAAAAGACTGACCCAAAACTTTCTGCAACATATTCTAACAAACAATTACCAATTAAGATTTTCATTAACTCGATGTTTGGAGCTTTGTCAGCACCGCAAGTATTCCATTGGGGTGATATGTACATGGGTGAACAGATAACATGTACGGGTAGACAATATCTTCGTCAGATGATTAAATTCTTCATGAAACGTGGATATCAGCCACTCGTAATGGATACTGACGGTGTAAACTTTTCATCACCTGACGATGTTGACACTCACAGATATATTGGTCGTGGATTAAACTGGAAGGTTAAAAAAGACAAAGAATACACAGGTGCGGATGCGGATGTTGCAGAATATAATGATATATTCATGAGAGGTGAAATGGCGTTAGATACCGATGGTGTTTGGCCGTCATGTATAAATGTTGCTCGTAAGAACTACGCGTTGATGACCGATAAAGGAAAAATTAAATTAGTTGGTAACACAATTAAGTCTAAAAAACTTCCTTTATATATTGAGGAATTTTTGGATAAGGGTTTGAAACTGTTATTAAACGGTAAGGGTCAGGAATTTGTGGAATATTATTACGAATATTTAGAAAAAATTGTTAGTATGAAAATTCCGTTAAAGTTGATAGCATCAAGAGCTAAGGTAAAACTAACATTAGATGATTATCGTGTTAGATGTACACAAAAAACCAAAGCGGGTAGTTTGATGTCGAGAATGGCACATATGGAATTAGCAATTCGTGATGGGTTAAATGTTAACTTGGGTGATGTAATTTATTATGTTAATAATGGTACAAGAGCATCACATGGTGATGTACAAAAAAAGACAGACTCTTTAGTAATTAATTGTTACAGATTAGATAACGAAGAATTAGAAAAAAATCCTGATTTGACGGGTGAATATAATGTACCAAGAGCTGTCGTTACATTTAATAAAAGATTGGAACCATTAATGGTTGTTTTTAAAGATGATGTGAGAAATACTTTATTGGTTGATGACCCGTCAAAAAGAGAATTTTTTACTAAAGAACAATGTGAACTTGTTAATGGATATCCATTGGGTGATGGTGACCAAGATAGATTATTTGAGGATGTTTTAGAAATATCCCCTGATGAACTAAAGTATTGGAAAAAAAGAGGTTTAGAACCTGATTACATATATGAATTGGCCGAAGAAGGTTGGACAGAATCTTTAACTGAGTTTCAAACCGTCTGAAGAAAGGATATACCAAGAACCACCCATGAAGTAGAATTCGACACAAGCACCTTTGTTGATTTCTACTTCTTCAAATTCTTCATCAATTTTATTTTTATCAGGTTTTATTAAAACACGTGTTAACGCTTTAACTACAACATGGTCACTTGTCTTACTATCTAAAATTAATTCGCAAAAATCAACACCTTTAATTACAATAGCATATTCGCCATTTGTTTTATAAAATGATTCTGAAATTAATAAATTTTCCGACGTGTTAATTTCAACACCATTTATTATTCTTTTAGATGGTATACTTCTTAATAACGGCATTAAATCACGTAATAATTTCCAGGGAACGCCCTAAATTTTAATTGTTTATTTAAATTTTCTGCTAATAAAGCTTCTCTTTCCATTACTTTTTCAGGTCTTAATCTCGTGAGTTGTCCTTCAGCCCCAATTAATTCTTCAATAAGTTTTGCTCTTTCGTCTTTAGCTTCAGTCGCCAAAGATGCGAAATCTAACGTTAATTCAGAATCGGGTGTTTTAAGATTACCACTATATTTTCCCCAAATACGAGAAAGAGTTTCTTTACAATATGCGGTAAACCATCTTCTAACCCATTGTTGTGCAGGAACATTTAATTCAGACCAAGAAAGTTCTTCTAATGGTATGTCCGAAGGCAATTTAACAATATCAGGATTTTGTGCCAAACAATTATCTCTATCACCATCTGTTGTATCGTAATACCAATACCAACATCTATATTGATTAAAAGTGATATTTGAAAAATCAAATCTACCACCAGGTGTATTATATAAATGAACTATTTTTTTACCATCAGGAGCAGCGGTAATTCTATAGGTTAAATCACCAACAATAATTCTTTGTTTAATATTTCTGTCAGCCATTCTTAAAAGAACGTCAAATGCTGGCATCATAAAATAACTTCCACCAACACCAAATTGTGCGTATCCTGAAGGGCCACCTAAACCTGTACCACCAAATCCATACAATCCACCCATAAATGGGTCAAAAAACGTATCATTTAATTCTGCTCTTGAAAACCATAATAATTCGTTGATTTCTCTGCCTTTAGGAATTTCATATAACTGTTGGTTTGGTACCAAGTCAAAATAATCTTTCTTCAAAACCCAAGGACCTCCAGCTTGTAATCCAACAATCTTTGAATATGCATAAGTATATTGTGTTTCCCAATCTAAACTACGGGTAATAAGTGCGTTTGCGACTGAACGTTCATCTAAGTTTAAACCGTTAAGTGATGTCCATTGAGAATCAATTAACCAATTTAATACGTATTGTGTGTAGTCACCAATAGCGAGTTCCATTAACGAATCCATTTGTTCGTCTTCCAACTCAACACCTCTAACAGGTGCTCCAAGAAGATTTCTTATTCTTCTGTATAGTCTACTTCTTTCGGGTTCTTGAATAATTGCCATTACATATAAATATTAAACAGATTTAATTTCGCTTTCTTTTGGGAAAACGTAATTTCCATCTAATATTTTTGTATTGTCATTTTTAAAAACAACTGTTTTACTTGTGTTGTTAAATACAATAAAATCAGTCTTATATTTTTTTGGTGCACTAGCACCAAAAACCATAACTTCAGTTGGAGATATTTCTTTGATATAACTGAATGGTTTTATTTGTGCGGTTAATCTTTTTCCATCAATATTAATAACAGCATCAACACCTGATATCATATCTTCTTCACTACCAAGACCACCAATTTTATTTACATCATCGGTATTAAAGATTTTTCTAAGTTGAATTATTGTTTCGTCTTCCCTTTTTTCACCTCTAGCATCAGTTTCCTTCAGTTTTTTCATGATTTCTTGAAGTGTTTTAGAAGTAGACAAATTAAAAATTCTATCTTTTAACATAACCAAATACTCACTAAATCTTTCAACCTCTTCTAATTGTTGTTGTTTGTTGTCGTGACTAAACATAATTGGTTTGTGTCCTTTTGATTTTAAAAAAATATTGAGGTCATTCATTAGAATACAGAATGAACTATAATTTGTATTTAATTTATTAATAACTGAACGACCTTGTGTTCCAAAATCATATATTCCTGACATTGAACCTGGTTCATATTGGTCTTTTTCTTTCCAATATTCAGGATAAACATCTTTTAAAATACCGTTAATAGTATTCATAAATTTATATTTAACTTGCGGATTGGTTGAAAATAATCTATTAATTTCTCTTACTTGTGTTGAATTACAACCTTCACTTTTTTGACCTTCAGTTAAAATCTGATTCATTAATTTTTCTTCATTGAGTTTCTTTTCAGTTCGAGAAAGAAACAAAGAATTAACAAATTCCCAATTTATAACCAAGAAAAATTTATCAATATATTCGTCTTTTTTATTTTGGTATTTTAAATAATATGCGTGTTCCCAAAGGTCTAATCCTAAAATTGGGTACCCCCCATCTTTAATAACATTCATTAATGGATTGTCCTGATTTGGTGTTGTAATAATTTTTAATTTACCACTTTTAGAAATAATCAACCAACACCATCCTGAACCAAAATTTGTTTTTGCTTTTTCTATGAATTGTTTTTTAAATTCTTCATATGTTCCAAAATCTTTGATAATTTTTTCTAAGATTTCGCCTTTAATTTTTTGTCTTTTTGGTGTTAACATTTTCCAAAACAATGCGTGGTTAAACGCACCACCCGCATTATTTCTTACCGTTTTGTTGTATCTTGAAATACCTCTAATGATTTCTTCAAGTTCCAAATCGGCACCTTTAACTTTTTCTAATGCCTTGTTTAGTTTATCAACGTAACCCTTGTAATGTTTGTTATAATGAACATTCATTGTTTTTGGGTCAATAAATCTTTGGAGAGAAGAATATGAATATGGTAATTTTTCAATACCAATTTTTTTCATTTCTTCGATAATTTCTTTTTGCTCTGTTAAAAGTTTCTCGTTTTTGTTTTCGATACCTTCTATTATGCTTTGAACTTCTTCTATTTCGGCTTCTAACTTTTTTAACTTCATAAGTTTTTCTTTTATAATAAATAAATATAAACTTACAAAACTTTACCTACGGTCATGTATTTGAGACATAATTTCTTGTACAATGTCGGCTCTTGATATATTATCACCCATTACGGTTTCAAAAATATTTTTCTTATGATTTAAAATATCATATATAACTCCTTCGATTGTATTTTCAAATATTGGATAGTAAACGGACACATTTGATTTTTGTCCATATCTATAACTTCTATCTTCAGCTTGTGAGTGGTCTGATGGTACAAATGATAAGTCGTTCATAATTACCGCCTCAGCTGCCGTAAGTGTTATACCAACACCAGCGGCTTTTAAGTTACCCACAAATACTTTTACGTTTTCATCATTTTGAAATCTGTCTACAGCATCTTGTCGTTGTTTTGGACTACAAGAACCATCTAGGTGAACAGAGTTTTTATTAAAATGTGAATGTATGGTTTGTAATGTTTCAGTAAAGTTTGTAAAAACTATTACTTTTTTATCTTGTTCTAATATGTTTTCAATTAATTCTATTGTTGAGTTTATTTTTTCTTTTGCAATTACTTGTCTAACTTTTGTCAGTTTTGTAAACTGAACCGTTAGTGAACCGCTTTCGTCAGGGTTTTTATCATACCAATCATAATATTCACCCATTAATTCTTCGTATTCTTTTGATTTTAATCTCAAATAAACGGGTGTAATAATTTTATCAGGTAAATCTAAAACATCCGTTTTTAATCTTCTTAACACTTGTTTTGATGTTCTATCTCTTAATTCTTCTAAATGTGATGCACCTGTAACATTCCAAACTTTCCTATTTCCAACTTTAAATTGATAACCATTACAGTATCTAACAACATATGCCATCCAATTTGCAGCAACGGGAGACTCAATTAAATTCAAAAGATTGTAATAGTTCATTGGTCTTGATGTCATTGGTGTTCCTGTTAATAACCAAAGACGGTCAACATCTTTAACAAAACTATTAATTAATTTTGTTCTTTGTGCTGAACTATTTTGAATGTAATGTGCTTCATCAATTATTATTAAATCAAAATTACTTTTTAATATTAGTGAATTTTCTTTATTTTGTGGGTCGTGAAAATTTTTGATGATGTCATAATTGACAATAACAAAATCTGAATCTTCATATTTTTTTCCGTCACAAATATAAATTGGTCTATCGGTATAGTTTTGAATTTCCCTTTGCCAATTAATTTTTAAAGATGCGGGACAAATTATTAAAACTTTTTTTGCTTCTGTTTCTAAAGCGGCAACAACGGTTGAAGTTGTTTTCCCCAAACCCATGTCATCAGCTAAAATAAATCTTTTAGTTCTAACCAATTTATTTACCGCCTCAATTTGATGGGATAACATTGGTCTATGTGAATACTTTGAAAAATCAACTTCTTTATAGTATTGTTCAGGGTTTTTAATAATGGCAACTTTTGGAATCCAAAAATCTGTTAGTTGTTCACTTTCAAAAAATTTACCCCAAACATGGTATGATTTATCTTTTTCAACCAATAACTTTTCAACCCAAACTTGTTTTGGTGGTTCGGTATAAAGTTTTTCGTTTGCAATTTTTTCTGAAAAATAAGAATCAAGTTCGACCCACTTTCTTGCAACTTTTGGAACTGAATTATAATGTGAAATAACATATTCACATTGACTTCTTGTTGGTATTCCTTTTTTATTTGGTCCGTATATTGACTTAAGTTTTAGTATGTAATTATTTGCACCATCATAGGTCTCTAATATCTTAAGAGCCTTTTGTTCAACCAAAAGTGATGATTCTATTGTTACACTATCGGACATTAATTACTTTAATAATAATCATTTTTGTTGTATTTATCAATAATGAGCAACAAAGTACCAATTACTCGTATATCTAAATTCTTTGGCGAAAAAGATTTCCAATTAAATATTGCCATGGGTGAAGAATGGTTATTAGGTGATATGAACTTTACGGTTGTACTTTATCGTGTTGACAGGTCAAAAACCAATCAAGACGATGTATATGGTGAAGCGTTAACTGATAGTATAAATTTTTTACCTCCTGTTGAAATAAAAGGTTATGTTCAGGTTGAAGCACCGACTCAAGCAACTTTTGGGGATTCAAGATTATCACAAACAGAACCTGGTAATATGAAATTAAGCGTGTACCTACACACATTAGAAGAATTAGGTGTTCAAATTAATTATGGTGATTATATTGGGTATGCTGAAACTGAAAGTAAAATGAGATACTACACAGTTGCGGATGACGGAAGGATTGTTTCTGATAATAAACACACTTATGGTGGGTACAAACCATATTACAGAACATTTGTTTGTACACCAGTAAGTGAAGACGAATTTAAAGGAATCTAATGGCACTACCTAAAAAATTAGTAAAAAACATATCTTTGACACCTGTTAAAATATTGGGGGAAAGAAGAGAAGAATTGTTAGAAATGATTCAAAAGGACGGTACATATCTTCCAAAAGGTATTTACCACGCTGATTTAGACAGGGCAATGTTAGACTTTGTTAAAGACACTTTAGGTATTACGGTTGATAGTAAAAAGGTAAATACTGTTGATGTTATTATAACAACACAAAACTGGTCTCAATTTACTCAGACTTGGAATTTCCAAGATTTAGATAACAATATTTCCCCACCATTTGTTGCAACAGTTAGAAAACCTGAAACACCTTATGGTACAAATCAAGGTACATCTTTTAAAATACCTGGCAGACCAACATTCCAATACGCCTTAGTTCCGACATTTGATGGAACAAGAAATGGGTATGATGTTTATAAAATACCACAACCTACACCCGTTGATATTACATACGAAGTTAAAATATTCACCAACAGGATGAGAGAATTAAATGCGTTTAATAAAAAAATATTAGAAACATTTGGTTCAAAACAAGCATATACTAATGTTAATGGAAGATATATTCCAATTATAATGGAAAATATAAACGACCAATCAATTAACGATTTACAAAAAAGACGATATTATATTCAAAGTTATACTTTTAAAATGTTGGGTATTTTACTTGATGAAGCAGAATTTGAAGTTGCACCTGCAGTTTCAAGAGTACTACAGATGGTTGATGTTGGTATTAAAACAAGACAAAGATTTGCGGAATCACCAAACCCAAATGAAAATAAAATAGAGGGATTGTATCAATACATTAATGGTAATACACAACTTACCGACACAATGCAATATAACTATGATTATTATTTTATTGAAAAAAGTAATATTGATACATACTCTGTTTATATTAACAATAATTTTATTGGTTCAGATTTAGATTATTTTCAAACCAACACAAATGATGTTTTAAGAATTGAGGTGACTTACGATAATCCATCAAACGATGGTTTTATTCTTTTTGACAAAAAATTAGTCTAACGGTTCTCCGTATATGTCCTTTTTTATTTGACAATTTTCTTTAATTAGACTTTCTAAAAATCCATATATTTTATACCCCTTCTTATCACAATACTCTTTTAGTATCTGATGAGATTCAATAGAAATCTTAATATTTTTTATTTTCTTTGGGGTTTTTTTCATAAAGCAGAAAAAAGGCAGAATTTATTCATACCATATTATAAATATAAGCGGTATAATAAGATTTTTGAAAAAATCAACAATATTTATGTATAAAAATAAAACCTTAAAAAGAAAAAAATAATTAGTAATGGCAACATCCAATAAAGTATTCGTTTCACCTGGAGTATACACTTCAGAACGTGATTTATCATTTGTAGCACAAAGCGTAGGTGTTACTACATTAGGTATTGTGGGAGAAACATTAAAAGGTCCCGCTTTCGAACCTATATTCATAACAAATTTTGATGAGTTCCAAGCAGTGTTTGGAGGAACATTACCTGAAAAATTTGTTAACACTCAAATTCCAAAATACGAAGCGGCTTATATCGCTAAATCTTATTTACAACAATCAAATCAGTTGTTTGTAACAAGAGTGTTAGGTTTGTCGGGTTATGATGCGGGTCCGTCTTGGTCAATTATTTCAGTTGCTAACGTAAATGGAGCTACTGTTGAACAAGATAGTACTGTATCTCCTGTTACTGTTACATTTACAGGAAGTACAGGTACAACTGCAGTATCATTTGGTTCGTTCTCTTCAGCAATATTTAATAATGACTTAAATGACGCTCAAACATTATCGGGTGGTTCTACAACTACAATTCAATCACAGATTAACACTTTTGTTAAATCAGTAATGAGTAGTCAATCAACAAGTGGAACTTCAGCTTATGTGTTTGGTACTTTGGATGATACAACATATAATACCTTAACAGGTGCTGGATATACAGGTTTAACTAACGTATGGAATGTACCATCAATGAAAGATGCTAATACTTCATATTCAAGTAGAAACAATGATTTTTGGTATTATTCACAGTTTGACCCAACAACAGGTAATAACTACAGTGGTTATTCATTCAGTGTTGCGGTTGGTTCGTTATCGGGTAGTGCTTTTGGTACTGTAGGACAATTTTCAGGTTCAGTTACAATATCCGCAAGTACACAAGTTGGTACCGCATTTACAGATTGGAATAATGTTGTTTTAGCAACTTTACGTTCAAGAGGTATTTCACCTTATAGTGACTCAACAAATCCTGATTATCAAGTTACAGGTTCAACAGATGTAATTATTGATTTGTCAGGTGTTTATTCAGGAACAACAAAAACACCTTATGGGGCATTTGCAATTTCAGGTATAACATATGAAGGTGAAACATTTAACTTTAAAACATCACTTGATGAGACAGATACAAATTATGTTTCAAAAGTATTTGGATTATCTAACTTCGGAAAAAATAGAACTGATGTTCCTTTATTTGTTGAAGAAGAATATAGTAGTATGTTAAACTATGGATACAAAATGGGTTATGTTAGAGGTATTGGTAGTTCTTTAGTTGATTTACCATCGGCTCAAGATGACAATTCAACAAACACATCAATTGGTTGGTATTTAGAACAATATCAAACACCTGAAACACCATATCTTGTTTCCGAATTACGTGGTAACACAGTTTACGACTTATTTAAATTTATATCAATTTCTGACGGTAACGCAGCAAACGCTGAAATAAAAATTTCAATTTTGAATGTTTCTTTTAATAACGGTACGTTTGATGTTGGAATTAGAAGTTTTGATGATACAGACCAAAATCCTGTTTTCTTAGAAAAGTTTACAAATTGTTCTATGAACCCAGCTAACAATAGTTTCATTGGTGTTAAAATAGGAACTAGTGATGGTGAATATCAGGTTCGTTCTAAATATGTAATGTTAGAATTAAATCCTGAAGCACCTGTAGACGCATTACCTTGTGGATTTAGAGGTTACCCATTAAGAACATATAGCGGTGTAAATTCACCATTCCCAATATATAAAACACAATATGAAACTACAGGAGAACCAACATTCTATCCACCATTTGGTTCACAACAAGTAAGTTCAGGAGATAAGATAAACAGAACATACTTAGGTATATCCAATACTGTTGGTATCGACCAAACATATTTTGATTACAAAGGTAAACAAAATCCTAATGATTTGGCAACTGCAACAAGTTCAAGTCCTTGGACATATTTGTCAAAAGGTTACCATTTAGACTCAGGAGCAACTGTTGTTACAATACCTAACACATATAGTACTTCAGGTACTTCAGCATTTGAAGTTGGTAACTATCCGTTTACTTCAGAACCAACAGACCCAACAAGTCCATATTATAGACTTAGTGGTAGAAAATTCACTTTGGTTCCTGCTGGTGGTTTTGATGGTTGGGATATCTACAGAGAATACAGAACAAACGGTGATAACTTTATTGTTGGTGGTTCAGGTTTCTTAAGAGGTTTCGCACCAACATCACAATTCCCTACCGCTACAGGTTGGGGGGCGTTCAAGAAAATAACAGTTCAAGGAAACTCAACTGATTGGGCGAACACTGATTATTACGCATACTTGTTAGGTCAACAGACATTCGCAAACCCACAAGCGGTTAACATTAACATATTTGTAACTCCAGGTATTGATTTCGTATCAAACTCAAATCTTGTAGAAGATGCTATTGATATGATTGAAAATGAAAGAGCGGATTCATTGTACATTATGACATGTCCTGACTACAACATGTTTGTTCCTACGAGTACAAATGTAAACGACGCATACTTCCCACAAGAAGCGGTAGATAATTTGGAAAATACTGGAATAGATTCTAACTATACTTGTACATATTATCCTTGGGTATTAACAAGGGATACAGTAAACAACACACAAATTTACCTTCCACCAACTGCGGAAGTTTGTAGAAACTTGGCTTTAACTGACAACATAGCATTCCCTTGGTTCGCATCTGCGGGTTACACAAGAGGTTTAGTGAATTCAATTAAAGCAAGAAAGAAACTAACTCAAGAAGATAGAGATGTACTTTATCAAGGTCATATTAACCCAATTGCAACATTCTCTGATGTTGGAACAGTTATTTGGGGTAACAAGACAACTCAAATCGCTGAATCAGCACTTGATAGAATTAACGTTAGAAGATTGTTGTTACAAGCTCGTAAGTTAATTTCAGCAGTTGCGGTTAGATTGTTGTTTGAACAAAACGATGATAAAGTAAGACAAGATTTCTTGGATTCTGTTAACCCAATATTAGATTCAATTAGAAGAGATAGAGGTTTAATTGACTTTAGAGTTGTTGTTACAAACACACCTGAAGATTTAGATAGAAACCAAATGACAGGTAAAATCTACCTTAAACCAACAAAAGCTCTTGAATTCATCGATATTGAATTCTTGATTACACCATCAGGAGCTTCATTTGAAAACATATAATAAATAAAATGGGGGTAGGAAAATTCTTACCCCCACTATTTAAAATAAAAGAAATATGAAATTCACAAAAAAAACATTGTTTGAAAACGTTAATGTAAAAACAGACGGTAAAAAAACTTATTCTGACAAACCACAATCTGTAATAGTTACAGAATCACAATTAGAAAGAATTATTCAAAAACTTATTGGTAAAAAATGATTTTAGAAAAAATTGTTAGAAAAAATTTATTACGTATTTATGAAGGTTTAGACCCTGAAAAGTTACCTGACAACAAATACTATGCTTTTGATTGGGATGATAATGTAATGAACATGCCAACAAAGATTATGGTGGTAGATAATGAAGGTAATGAATTGGGTATATCTACTGAAGATTTTGCTGAATATAGACATCAATTAGGTAAAGAACCTTTTGTATATAACGGTAAAAACGTAGTTGGTTATGCATCAAATCCTTTCAGAAACTTCAGAGGTGAAGGGGAACAACAATTTTTGGAAGATGTATTGGTGGCAAGTTTTGGTCCATCATGGGACGATTTTGTTGAGTGTATCAATGGAGGGTCAATTTTTGCAATAATTACCGCAAGGGGTCACAACCCTGAGATTCTAAAAGAAGCGGTGTACCGTTTAATTAAAAACGATATTGGTGGTTTGGACCAAGAAAAATTAGTTCAATCACTTAAAGACTATAGAGAATTATCAGGT